CGAAATGGGTAATAAAATGATTAAATGAGGAGAAAAGAATGAATAAGCAGTATTAGGAATTATTTCAAATGGTAGCCCGCAACGGCGCGTTGAATGCGGAAAAAGCAATGGAAACATTAGGTGAGAATGCGGATGCCGAAAAGATAGACGTATTGGTTGAGATGCGAGACCGTTTTAATCTTTTAGAGGATAAGTTTCTAAAAGGAGAAAGTGATTTTGAATTAACTGATTTTATGCAGTTATATGCGGGCGCGATGGTATCTCGTAATATTATTCAGAAAAATATTGATACCTGGGCCGCGATTGTAAAGGAATATGACGATAATCTAATTCCCAAATTATATGAAGTAGCAAGCACTACAGAAGATGCTAAACGTGCTTCATTAATTGAAGAATATTTTTCATAATTTGACAAAACTAAAATTTTAATATATAATATTTATGTAATGAGGTAAATCAAATTATGACTGAAAATGCTAAAAAGGTTTTAAACTTTCTACAGAAAAATTATGGTAAAGAATTTACAAAACACGAAATTGTTGAAAAAATCGATATTAATATGTCCGCGGTAAGTGGCTCTGTTAATGGATTAGTTAGTAGAGGGCTTGCGACTGAGCGAAGAGAACTCATTCAGGGGCGCTTTAAGGGTGAAAAAGATACTGAAATTCGTTATGTGAAATTAACTGAAAAAGGTAAAGAATATGACCCTGATGAAGAAGAACGTCGTCAAGCGGAAGCCCATCTTGAACTGGTCGCGGCACGAAAGAAAGAACGAGCAAGGCTTAAAGCCGAACGTGCTAAATTAAATTCTGTACTATAAATAATAAAATAATTAAAAGATATTTTGGAGGAAAAAGAAATTATGTATAAGTCTATTGATACCCCTGCTCTAAATAGTGTTGTAATTAATGGTGCTCTACTCGGTCTGGATATGCGTGAAGGCAAGAGCGCGCCTTCTAAGGGAAGCAAGCCTTATCGTTCTGTAAATGCTACTGTTCGTGTAAATCAGACTTATGGCGGCAAGAGCGAAGTAAGCGAACTTCCTGTAAGTTTTATTGCTATGAAGCATAAGAAGGATGGCACTGATAACCCCGTATATGAAACTCTTGGCAAGTATGCTACTGAGTATCATACTGCTCAGAAGGATGGCATTGAGAATGCGACTAATGTAAATGTCAATGGCCGTCGTGGCAATGGCTCTCTAAGTGAGAATATGTTTGCCACTCCTCAGAATCCCGAAACTGTTGTTTCTGGTTGGAATATTAATGCCTCTTTCCTAAACGAAAATCGCAATGTTGCTCCTGGCAACAGTGGTGATTGTGCTACTTTTGATATTGAAATTTTCATCCTCAATCTAGACCGTGAAGTTTCTCCCGAAGGCGAAGAGACTGGACGTCTAAAGATTCGCGGCGGCGTAGTTAAGTTCGGTCGTAAGTTAGATTGTTTGGATTTCTTTGTAGAAGATAAGGGCGCGATTGATTATATCGAGCGCAACTATAATGTAAATGATACTGCTCACTTTGTTGGCCGCATTCGTTTCACTTCTGAAACTGTGTCTTACGAAACCTCCAATACTTGGGGTGAATCCATTCCTCAGACTTCTACTCGTAAGAAGCGTGAGCTAATCATTACTGGTCCTGGTGTCGGCGGCGAAGATGGTCCCTATGATGAGGAACGTTCCTATGACCCTGAAGATATTCGTGTTCTGGTTGCCGACCGCAACGCTCTAAAGGAACAGAAGAAGATGGAAGCTCGTGCCAAGGCTTCCAAGCCCACAGCAAGCGCGGCAGCACCTAAGCCCACTTACGGTTGGGAAGAGTAATCTCTTCCCACCGTCCCCTCGTAGAATAAATAAGAAAGATATAAGAAAGGAGAATATAATTAATTATGGCTAATATTGATATTTTTAACATTCAACCTACACAGCTATGTAAGGACCTACGAGGTCGTTTTGTAATGTTATATGGTCAGGCTAAGAGTGGTAAGACTTCTATGTCCGCAATGTGGCCTAAGCCCCTACTGGTTGCTTTTGAGAAAGGCTATAACGCTCTGGTTGGTGTGCGGCCTGCTGACGTTGCTTCTTGGGCAGATTTTAAGTCCATTTGCCGCCAGCTAAAGAAGCCTGAAGCAAAAGAACTTTATGAAACCATTGTAATTGATACTATCGCTATTGCTTATGCTCTCTGCGAAAAGTACATTCTAAATCGCGAAGGTGTCCAGGCAATTGGTGATATTGGTTATGGTAAGGGCTGGGGTATGCTAAAGGACGAGTTTGAAACTACTTTCCGTGAGTTAACCCAGTTGGGTTATGCTATTGTATTCATTGCTCACTCTAAGACTAAGAAAACTGAATATACTGATGAAGAGGGCAATGAACTTGATGCTTTGGCTCCTGACCTGCCCAATGCTGCTTATCAGATTGTAAACCGAATGGTTGACGTTATTGGTTATATCGGCGTTGAATATGACCTAAAGAGCGGTCAGTCTTATCGCTACCTCTATACTCGCGGCACGCCCACTATTTTTGCGGGTAGTCGTTATAAGTACCTGGCTCCTAAGATTGAACTTGGTTATAAGCAGTTGGTAGATGCTATTGCGGAAGCCATGGAAAAGGAAGCGGAACTAACTGGCACTGGTTTTGTAAGTGAGCAGGAAATCAATTATAATGTTGGTATTCCGAAGCGTTCTTTTGAAGAGACTATGACCGAAGCAAAGGACCTATGGAATAAGATTATTAAGGCTAAGGGTGAGGAAGGCCGCGAAGCCATTAAAAACGCAATTTCTCAGGTATTCGGCCACGATATGCAGCTCTCTCGCGCCACTCCTGAACAGCAGGATATGGTAGAGTTGGTAATTGAAGACCTGCGTAAAATCCTATAATAGAGGTTAGATAGATAATAACCCCGGTAGTTATACCGGGGTTTTATTTGACAAAAGTTAAATTTTATTATATAATGGTTATAGAAAGGTGGTATATAAATATGCTTAGATGTAAAACTTGTCGCAAACAATGTCCAGAAAATACAGTGATTACTCATAATGGTTTGTATTTTTGTTGTGAAGAATGTTTTACGTCTTTTTTGATTAAAGAAAAGGAACAAGAAGATAGGAATTATTGTTATGCTACAATTAGCCGCATATTTGGAGTAAGGCCGCTTACACCAAAATTATTTACAGAAGTAAAGCGGACTTGCGAAAATGAAAAACTTACATACAAAAATCTTGCGGCGGTACTTCATTATATGTATGAAGTAAAGCAAATTCCTATTTATAGTCCTACTTTATTTTATGTGCCACAATATGTAGAGGAAGCAAAAGGATATTATCAAACAATTCAGACTAGAATTGACCAAGCAGAAGAGCTAATCAAAAAGGACAAAAAAAGAAATAGTGTTGTTGTGAAACCTAATTATAAAAATAATAAACGAACTTTGGGTATCAAAATTAATCTAGAAGATGTATAAAGGAGTAGGCCAATGACTTTTAATAATACTGATTTGTATTGCCAGGTTCTTGGCAGTATTATGAAAGAACCGTCAGTGTTAGGTAATTTGCCTATGCCTATTGCCATAGACGATTTTAGCACAGAAAACCAAATTACTCGGGTAGTTTATTTCTCACTATCAAATCTAATTGAGGGCGGCACGGTAACTATTAATGCTGTTACCATTGAGGCATTTTTGCAAGGTTATCCTTCACTATTACAAACTTATAATAAAAACAACGGGCGTCAATTTGTTCTAATGTGCTTAGATAAAGGACAGCCTGAAAATTTTATGGCATTCTATAGTAGACTAAAAAAGAATGCCTTACTGCGCGAACTAAGTCTTAAGGGATATGATATTTCTCCTTATGACTTTGAATCGGCTTCCCCTGGTAGCCGGCAAGAATTTGAATGTATTACACGTTATGAAGAAGCAACTGAAGAAGATATTCTTGCCTATGTAGAAAAAACATTTGCATCTATTCGTTCTAAATATACTTATGGAGCTTCAGGATATATCAATGCAGCAGATGGACTTGAAGAGTTGCTTGAAGAATTAAAAGTAAGTCCTGAAATTGGTCCGGAATTGAATGGAGCCTATTATAATTCTATTGTTGGTGGCGCATTGCGCGGCCGTATGTATCTTCGTTCTGGCGGCACCAATGTAGGTAAGACTCGTTGGGCAGTATTCGATGCTTGTAGTATTATTTATCCTATCAGATATGATGAAAACGCAAAGAACTTTATATGGATTAAAGATAAAGTTCCTCAAAAGGTTTTATTTGTTACTACAGAAATGACCGCGAAAGAAATACAAACAATTATTTTGGCTTACGTTTCTGGTGTAGAAGAACAACATATTAAACGAAATGCTTGTACAACAGAAGAAGCCGAACGCGTAAAGATTGGTCTAGAAATTATGAAAAAATATAATCAATTTTTCTTTTTGGAAATGATTGAAAATCCAAATCTTACGAATGTACAGAGTACGATTAAAAAACATATTTTGCTTAATGATGTAGGATATATATTTTATGACTACATCTTTACTTCACCTTCTCTAATTAGTCAATTTAGTTCTAGTGGTATTCGAGAAGATGTGGCCCTAGGATTGTTGAGTAATCAATTAAAAGAAATTGCGGCAAATTATAATGTATTTGTAGCGACAAGTACGCAGGTAAATGGCGATGGTTTAAAAGCGGGAGAAAAACGTGACCAACGGGCATTAAGAGGTTCAAAAGCCATTGCTGATAAAGCAGATGTCGGCTGTCTTATTGCAAAAGTAACTCCTGAAGAATTAGAGCAAATTCATCCATATATTAAGGAATACGGTTCTCCAACTCATGTAACAGATATTTACAAATTACGTAGTGGTACATATAAAGGATGCCGCATTTGGTCAAAAATAAATCTTGGTACTGGCCATAAAATTGATTTGTTTTTGACTGATGAGGCAGGTAATTTAATTACTATGGAAGATTATGAGTATCTTCCTCCGCTTCCAGGTGAAACAATTTGGATTAATAAGCAGTTTTTAGATTCTATCCCAATAGATGATGAAAGGAATGATGAATTTTAATGTGTCAATTTTCTGCTGATTTTAATGATGAATTAGCCCGCAGAAATGGATATAGTGATGATATCATTATTCAGTCTTTTACTTTAGATGATGTAGAACGTTTTTTGCGTAGCCTTGGTGTAGAAGAAATTGACAAACAAGATGAATATCTAATTTGTCCCACAATTTGTCATAATCCGCTTGACCAGGCGGAAACAATGAAGTTATATTATTATAATAAAACTAAAAACTTCCATTGTTATACCCAATGTAGTGAGAATTTTTCCATTATAACTTTATATCAACGTTATATGGAACTTAATCATCAAAAAATTACTTTTGATGAAGCAATTGATTATCTTCGTCGTTTTGTTTCTTTAAGGAACTATAATGAAGAAGATGTGCGGCCTAGTAATATTACTTATGATTTTAGTATCGAAGAAAAGCAAGATATTATTACTTTGCCGCGTATTAATCCTAATGTAATGGATATGTTTATTCCTATGAGTCATCCCCTATGGTTAAGTGAAGGAATTGACAGAGTAGTTCAAGAACAATTTAACATAAGGTTTTCATATCAGCAAAATAAAATTATTATTCCTCATTATGATATTAATGGCAATTTGGTTGGTATTAGAAGTAGAGCCATTGATAAGGAAGATTTAGCTTTTGGCAAATACCGTCCGGTACAAATCGGTACTGAGATGTATAACCATCAGTTAGGTTTTAATTTATATGGAATATGGGAACATAAGAAAGCGATTCAACGCACGAAAAGGGCAGTTATCTATGAAGGAGAAAAAAGCGTAATGCGCGATAGTTCTTTTTATGGCCCTTATAGTGTTGCAGTCGCGACTTGTGGTTCTCAATTAAATAGATTTCAAATTAATCTATTAATAAAAGAACTTGGCGTTAATGAAATTATTCTTGCCTATGATAAAGAGTATGAAAAAACTTTTGATACTGATGGTAAGAAATATAGACAGCGATTGATAAGTAAATGCGAAAAATATCGTGGCCTTGCAAATTTTTATTATATTTTTGATGAACACAATTTGCTTGATAGAAAAGATGCGCCTTGTGATAAAGGACAAGAAATATTAGAAACGTTAATGAAAAGGAGAATTAAAATTAAATGAAATATAAGCTAAAATGGGAACTACCCCATGATGCCGCGACCTGTCTAGGATGGTTATTAGACGCACGCGGCGTAGAAGATATTGAAGGTTATGTATATCCAAGTAAAGATTATGAATTAAATCCTCGTCTACTTGATAATATTGATAGAGGCGCGAATTTGCTAAAGAAGCATCTTGATAATGATAGTAATATTCTATTAGTTCAAGACTGTGATACAGATGGCATTATGAGTTCGGCGATGCTGTGGCTGTATATTAAAGATTTTTATCCAAATGCTAAGTTAGAGTATGTTTGCCACGAACATAAGCAGCATGGCCTAGAAGATATTATTGATGATATCGAAGAAAGTGATTATGATTTAATCATTCTTCCCGATGCCAGTAGCAACGATTATGATTATCATGAACGACTACATAATGCTCATAAAGATATCTTAGTAATTGATCACCATGAAGCAGAAAAATATAGCTATTATGCCGTTGTTGTAAATAATCAGTTATCTACAAATTATTCTAATAAATCCTTTAGCGGCGCAGGCATTGTTTATAAGTTTCTAATGGTAATGGATGAATTAATGGGTAAGCCGGGCCATTGCGAAAAATATATGGACCTATGTGCGCTAGCCAATGTTGCCGATTGTATGAGTATGAAGCATCCTGAAACTCGTTATTACATCATAGAAGGTTTAAAGCGAGTTCAGAATGATGGTTTCAAGGCTTTTATTAATCAGCAATCTTATTCTTTATTTAAAGAAACCAAAGAGCTTGGCTACATTGGAGTGGCTTTTTATATTGCTCCTCTACTAAATGCGGTAGTTCGTGTAGGCACAATGGAAGAAAAACGACTATTATTTGAAGCTTTTATTAACCCTAATAAGCTTATCCAGTCTGACAAGCGCGGAGCCAAGCCAGGCGATATGGAACGAGTTGCAGTTGAAATGGCTCGGCGTGCCTCCAATGCTCGTAATCGTCAGAATAAAACGAAAGAGCGGGCAACAGAACTACTTGATATGCGGGTTCATAAGTACGATTTACTAGATAACAAAATTCTAATTATTCAGGTAGATGATAAAGACAATATTCCCCAGGAACTGCGCGGTCTTATCTGCGCTCAATTTGTAAATCGCTATCATCGTCCTTGCGCGATTGTAGCACGAAATGATGAAGGTTTCCTCCGCGGCAGTATTCGTGGCAATGATTCGTTCGAAGAAGTTCCTGATTTCAAAGCGTTTCTAGAAAAGTCTGGTTTAATGGATTATGTCCAAGGCCATGCTAATGCGGCAGGTATGAGTATTCATGAAAGTAATCTGGAAGATTTACTTGCTTATGCGAATACACATATTTCAAATGAGGGCCTTTCAAATGTATATTATGTAGATTATATCTTTAATGAAGATGAAGATTTTTCTGCTTTATTATTAAATATTGCGGCCCAACCTAATCTATGGGGCAATGATATTGAAGAGCCTATGGTTGTTGTAGAACGCATTCCTTATTATCGTGAGCAATTATTCGTAATGGGCGAAAATAAGGATTCTTCTAAATTTAATCATAATGGTGTGGAATACGTGAAATTTAAGGATTCTGATTATATTCAGGAAATGACCGCCTATGAACGCGGCTATATTACCGTTTATGGTAGCATTAAGCAGAATACTTGGGCTGGCCGCACCACTCCACAAATTCTTATTCAAGATTACATTATTGAAGACGCTACCTATGATTTTTGACAAAATTTAAATTTTAGTGTATAATATAAATAATTAGAGGAAGGAGAAAGTTGAAAGATGGTAAAGCAATACCCTGGTACTTTGCATGCTCATACGGATTTTAGCAATCTTCGTCTTCGAGACTCGATTAATAAAGTCCCTACACTAATTAATAAAGCAATTGAACTTGGCCATACTTGTGTAGCAATTACCGACCACGAAACAATTAGTAGTTTCGTACAGGTTGAAGAATACGCGGCCAAGGTAAAGGATAAGATTAAGGTTATTCGTGGCAATGAGATTTATCTTACTCGTAATAATCTTAATAGTTCTAACTTCAATAAGGAACGTGGCGATGATTACTTTCACTTTATCCTTCTTGCTAAGGATATCGAAGGGTATCATCAGATTTGCGAACTTTCTACGAGAGCCTGGATGCGTTCTTATGTTTCTCGTAGAATGCGTCGTGTTCCTACTTATTATAGAGACTTAAAGGAAATTGTGGCGCCGAATCCCGGACATCTGGTAGCAAGTACGGCTTGTCTGGGCGGTCAGCTTCCTAAGTTTATTCTTAAATATCGTGAAACCGGTGATATGAATTATATTGATACTGCGAAGAACTGGTGTCAATATATGACTGGTATTTTTGGAAAGGGTAATTTTTATTTGGAGATGCAACCTTCCAATAATGCTGAACAGGTTTATGTAAATAAAACTCTATTAAAGTTCAGTGAAGAACTTGACATTCCATATATTATTACAACTGACGCTCATTATCTTTCTAAAGAAGATGCCAATATTCACGAAAAATATCTAAATTCACAAGATGGCGACCGTGAGGTAAAGTCATTCTACGAGACAACTTATATGATGGGCACAGAAGAAATTGAAGGCTTCTTTAAGTATTTTAGTAAGTCTCAAATTGACGCGGCTTATGATAGTATTAATCATATCGTCTCTATGTGCGAAGAGTTTAGTATTAAGCGCCCGCTTCGTATTCCGGAACTTCCTTGGTTAGAGTATAATCATGACGTTCCTAATCTTGAGTTTTACTTAACTAAAATGCCTACTCTTCGTAAGTTCCAGACTTCTAGTCGTAATGCAGATCGAGAAATGGTTTATGCAGTTATTGACGGTATTCATCGTCATAAAGATTTGCAGAATGATGCCGCTTATGCCGCACTTGAGGAATGTTTGGATATGACTTGGGTTTCAAGTGAAATCAATAACGCAAGTTGGAGCGCTTATTGTTTGAATCTTCAAAAGATTATCGAGGAATGTTGGAACTCCGGAACTATTGTGGGTCCCGCCCGTGGTTCTGGTGGTGGCTTTATTCTTCTGTATTGTTTGGATATTATTCAGATGAATGCACTTCGTGAAAAGACGACCATGTATCCTTGGCGTTTCTTGAACCCGCAACGTGTTAGCCCGTTGGATGTTGACTTTGATATTTCTGGTTTAAAACGCGCTTCAACTCTTGAGCATCTTCGTAAAGTGTATGGTCAAGATCGTGTTTGTAATGTTCTTACCTTGAGAACTGAAAAGTCTAAGAGTGCTATTTTAACTGCGGCTCGTGGTTTGGAAATGTCTCCCGAAGAAGGTCAGTATCTTTCTTCTTTAGTTAGCGCCGAGCGCGGCCAGCTATATACTCTTAAGCAGATGTATTATGGCGATGAAGAAAATGGTATCGCACCGAGTTCCACTTTCGTGGAGGAAATGAATAATCATCCTGACCTTTGGGCGATTGCTCAGCGAATTGAAGGTTTGGTATGCGGCGCAGGCATCCACGCGGGCGGCATTATTTTTAATGATGAACCTTTCACTAATACGGCATCTTTGATGCGGGCACCTGATGGAACAGTAATTAGTGGATTCGAACTTCATGACGCGGAAAAACTTTCACTGATTAAGTATGATGCTTTGTCCGTTGAAGGTATGGATAAGATTCAGATTTGTTTAGAGTTGCTTATTGAAAATGGTTTTGTAAAACCGGAGGCAACTTTAAAAGAAACCTATGAAAAGGTAATTGGTATTTATAATATTGAGCGTGATGACCCGACGATGTGGAAAAAAGTTTGGAATCACGATATCATCAGTCTATTCCAAATGGAACAGCAAAGTGGTATTCAAGGTATTGCGGCCACCAAGCCGAATAATGTTGATGACCTTGCCTCATTGAACTCCGTTATTCGTCTAATGGCGCAGGAAAAAGGTGCAGAAACTCCTATTGAGAAATATGCGCGTTTTAGAAAGAATCCTATGGCGTGGGAACAGGAAATGAAGGCTGCGGGTTTAAGCGAAGAGGAACGCAAACTTCTTCACAAAGAGCTGGATGTTTCATCTGGTCTATGCATTGCTCAGGAACAGTTTATGATGTTGGTTCAACTTCCGGAAATTGGCGGTTTTGATCTTCAGTGGGCAGACCGACTTCGTAAGTCCATTGCGAAAAAGAATCCAAAGGAATATGATAAGCTAACTACTGAGTTTTATGAAAATATGCGGCAAAAGAATCTTTCTGAAAATTTGTGTGCATATGTTTGGAATACTCTAATTGCTATGAACCGCGGCTATGGCTTCAATGCCGCCCATACCCTTGGCTATTCATTGGTTGCACTACAAGAAATGAACCTCGCGCATAAGTATCCAATTATCTTCTGGAATACAGCGAATCTTATTGTTGATAGCGCCGGTGTTGCTGAAACAGATGAAGGCGATGAAGAAACTTTAGTTGTTGAACTGGAAGATTCTGAAGAAGTAGAGGAAATTGTAGACATCTATGAGCCGGAAGAATGGGAAGAGTATGAATATGAAGATCTTCCTGATCGTTCTGCGAAAAAGAAAAAGAAAACAAAGTCTATTAACTTCGGTAAGATTGCAACTGCAATTGGTAAATTCCAAATGGCGGGCATTAAAGTAACTCCTCCGAATATCAACGAAAGTGGTTTTACTTTTACTCCTCTGGTAAAAGAAAATGCAATTGCAAGCGGTTTGCGTAATATTACCCGTATTTCCGCAGATTTGGTTAATCAGATTATTGCGAATCGTCCATATACTTCTATGGATGATTTCCAGGCAAAGGTAAAAGTGAATCGCACTCAGATGTTGAACCTTCTAAAGTGTGGAGCTTTTGATAGTTTGCATCCCGACCGAATGGCGGCCATCCAGAGCTATCTATCTAGCAAAGCCGCGACCAAAGAAAAATTAACCTTGGCAAATGTACCGATGTTAATTAAATATGGTATTCTCGATGAAGAAGCCGCGAAATATTGTGAGTTATATTCTTTTAATAAGTTTTTAAGAAAGAATATTAAAGATGATGTTATCGTATTTCCCAATGAAAATGCATTAAATTATTATTGCGATCGATATGACATTGATTTACTAATTAATGGAGAAAGCATTAGTGTAAAAGTTTGGGAAAAGATTTATAAAAAGAATATTGCTCCGCTAAGTGATTTCATCAAAGACAATATGGATGAATTGCTTGATAGGTTAAATGAAGCATTAATTCAAGAACAATTTGAGAATTATGCCAAAGGAACGATTTCTCATTATGAGATTGAATCTATGTCTTTCTATTATCATGAGCACGAGCTTCAAAATGTAAATCGTATGATTTATGATATTCAGGACTTTAATCGCCTTCCAGAGAAGCCAACTGTTGAGCGAGTTATTCCCACAAAAGATGGAAAGTCTATTGAATTACTAGAACTTTCTCATATTTGTGGCACAGTTTTAGATAAAAATAAAATGAAAAATTCCATCTCACTTCTAACACCTACTGGTGTGGTAACTGTGAAAATTTGGAAAAATCAGTTTGCCAAGTATGACAAACAAATCTCCGAAATCCAATCTGACGGAAAAAAGAAAGTTCGAGAAAAGTCTTGGTTTAGTCGCGGCAATCTTTTATATCTACAAGGTATTCGTCGTGGTGATACTTTTATTCCCAAGGCATATAAAAATAGCCTACATAGAATTCCCATTATGAAAATTACATCAGTTGAAGGAGATAGGATAACTTATACTGACAAGAGGTATGATGAGGAATGATTGGAATATATGATAATGACTTTATGGCGGTGAAGAGAGGACTTCCCTCTCCTTCACTAGCCGCGATGAAAATGTCGGCTTTTTTAAAAACAAACGAAGAAGATAACGTATATTTAATTACTTCTTTAGAAACCGCGGCCCAGTGTAATAAGGTTTATTTTTTTAGTGATAGAATTATAGATAAACTTCCTAAAGAAATATTCACAATGGATAACATTGAACTATATGGAAAGTATTTAGAAAAACTTCCTAAGATAGTAGAACACATGGTGCCTGATATTACATTATATCATGATGTGGTTCAAGACCGTTTAGTGAATAAAATTACTGCTACAAATAGAGCACTACAATTTTTGGATAGCATTTATTATCAAGCATATGGTTCAGAAGGAGAAAGATTGCCTTTGCCGCCTTCTTCTACAAGAAAAAGATTTTATATTTATGATGAAGATTTTTTAGGGTATGAAGATTGTTGGGATATTTTAAATGAGCTATTAGAACGTGCTCCTTCTGGTATTTATATGACACAACCAATCCAATGCCATACTGTAAAACAGTTTTTTACATTGCGTGAGGATTATGAAAAAGTTAGCCGCAGTAATAAAGTAATATTAGATTATTTTGTTCCACTTCATCACTTTGATATGTATTTTAGTAAATATAAATTGAGGTTGCTTGGTGAAATTACCAAAACCTCGGAGGTTTATATTTACTTAGGTAAAAATTATTCTAATAATGCTTATGGGGACACCTTTTATATAAAGAACTTGTATTATTGTTTAAACCTTATTTTCAGTTATTGGTCCCGCAATATTCCCATTAAAGCAGAGATGTTTGAAAAAGAAGACGCAATTAACCCATATAAAGATATTTATAACTGTATAAGACTTTGGACTAATAGTGAAAATCAAAATATGAAATTAAAAGAAAGTTTCAACTCTAAAAAACTTAAGACCAAATTAGAAGAATTTCTTAAAGAACATTCTGTGATGGAGCAATTCTTTGAGAAAAGCAAAAATGACTTAATTACTACAAGGGGGATATGGAGAATATGAGACAAAATGAGGATATTCGTGCTGAGATGCAGGAAATTCAATTAAAACTCCAAAAGAAATTAGCAGAATGTTGCGCTACATTTGAACTACATCCTGAAATTAATGCTTTAAGACAGCAAATTGATGCTCTCCGCAAGGAATGCACGCATCTTAATACGAATCACGAAATTGAACTTTATAATGGACGCTGTATCTACTGTGGAAAAAAGATGTGAGGTGATAAGATATGGAATATGTAATCAAACGTGATGGTTCTCAGGTCTTATATAATAAAGATAAAATTTATGAAGCTATTAATGCCGCGAATGAAGAATGTATTCTTAAAGAAGAAGGGTATTTAACATTAGAATCTCTCTATGATGCCTTAGAGGATATTGATAGTCGTTGCAACGACCATGTGTCTGATATTGGTGTAGAAGAAATTCAGAACATTGTTGAACGTGTATTAATGTCCTATGAACCTGATGTTGCTCGTGCTTATATTCGCTATCGTTATATGAAAGAAGTCGCTCGTGAATATAAGGCAGACTTTTTTGAAGCGATTGGCGATAAACTCGCGGCTAAGAATGTAGTCAACCAAAATGCCAACGTAGACGAGCATTCCTTCGGCGGCCGCGTAGGCGAAGCATCTGATGCTATGATGAAAGAGTATGCACTTAACTTCTGCATGTCCAAGATGGCGCGCGAAAATCATTTAAATAATGAAATTTATATTCATGACCTAAGTGCTTATGCAGTTGGGATGCACAATTGCCTTACTGTTCCTTTTGACCATCTACTTGAAAAAGGCTTCAATACTCGTCAAGTTGATATTCGTCCCGCTAATAGTGTAGATACTGCTTTCCAGTTAGTTGCTGTTATTTTCCAACTACAATCTCTAATGCAGTTTGGCGGCGTAAGTGCTTCTCATATTGACTGGACTATGGTACCTTATGTAAGAAAGAGTTTTAGAAAACATTGGAACAATGGATTAAAATATTTAGCATTTTGGGAAGTAAAAGATGAAGACTATGAAACTGAAAATAAGCCCTTGGATGAATATCCCAATTTTGATGATTATCAAGATATTTATCGGTATGCTATGGAAATGACTGAAAAAGAACTATCCCAAGCCGCAGAAGGCTTATATCATAACCTCAATTCTCTCCAAAGCCGCAGCGGAAACCAGTTGCCCTTTACCTCCCTTAACTATGGAACTTGCACTCTTCCTGAAGGTCGCATGGTAATTAAGGCTCTACTTGAAGGCTCCATTAAAGGCGTAGGCAAGCATCATCGCACTCCTATCTTCCCTTGCGGTATTTTCCAAGTCGGCGAAGGAATCAACAAGCATCCTGGCGACCCTAATTATGATTTATTCCAGCTGGCACTAAAATCAACTTCTTTACGTCTATATCCCAATTATGCTAATATTGATTGGTCTGGTAATGCAGGATATGATAAAAACGACCCAAAAACTTATTTCTCTACCATGGGTAAGTGCAAACTACAGCTCATGTAAAATCTTTTGAACCTCGCCCGAGGGTGTCTGCGTAAGCAGGCTAACGGTTAGGTCCCACGAGGATGAGACCGTGCGAAGATTCGTTATAATATTCATCTCTGTGAGGTGAATATATGGAAGTTTATAAGATTACTAACCTAATAAATGATAAAGTTTATATTGGTTAGACAATTCGACCTATTTAGTAGCGTTTTCATCGGCATATAAGCGATGCTATGAATAATATACTTGATACACATTTTGCAAGAGCAATAAGAAAATACGGTCCAGATAATTGGAAAATAGAAAGTATAGACATCGCTAAAACATAGGAAGAATTAAATCAAAAAGAACAGTATTGGATTAATTATTATAATTCTGTTATAGATGGATATAATGAAACAAATGCCATTAGCAAGTGCGGTGGAAATACTTATCAATCTAAAACAGAAGAAGAAATGAAAATTATTAAGGAAAAGATACGAAAAACTAAACTTGGTGGTAAAAATCCCATGGCACGAAAAATAAAAAGAACAAATATACAAACTGGAGAAACCGATATTTTTGAAACAGTTATATCTTGTGCCAAAGCTTGCGGGATACAAAATGGAAAAACATCAATTACCACCCGGCTAAATAAACAAATAACTTCTCCTTATAAAAATACTTGGACTTTTGAATATTATAACGAATAACGTGTATCGACTATCCCTGATGAATGTAAGGGAGTAGGACAGGAGATAGGCACCTGTCCGAAGCGGAAGACTATCTTGACAAAGATAGAAGATATAGTCAGTGCTGATGGCAACATCAGATAAACATGTGTAGAACGGCGAACGGCTGGGATGTAAATGGTTTGGGTCAGCAAAAGGACGGCCGCGGTAATATTTGTCCTGTAACGATTATTATGCCTACGCTTGCAATGATGGCTTTGGGTGGTGGAGGAGGTCCTTGTGAGGAATTGACACTAGAACACCCAGTAATAGAAGAGCGTATTAAGAAATTTATGACTCTTCTTGATAAGAAAATCCACGAAGC